ACCACAATGCTACTGGTACTCCATTTATATTTACGGTGGGGCTATGAAAAACATCAGTCAGTCTTCCATTTCCAGGTATGTAAGGCATATACTCTCCTTATTCTGCAGTAGTAACACTTACATAGTGTGTTTTCATTTGTGCATGAGTACGACATATAAAAATTACATGTTGATCACGCAATGTTAAGTTTTCCAAATCTGGATCAAGACCAAACATAGCCTGTATCAATCCAATACCTTCAGCACTAGTTATTACAATACATGGTTTGTGTAGCGTGTAGCTTTTATCATTTCCATTAAGACCTTTACCATTAAGCCCATTTTCAATGGAAACTAATGTACCAACAATTTCATCACCTGTAACAGTTTTGAATGATAGTACTTCACCTAATTCATATTTGCTCTTTTCAATCAGCATTGATTTCTTCCCTTAATTGTTGAAATATTTTATCATCTAATTTTGCCAGACCATTATACCCACCCTCAACAAAAATAGAACCGTTTTTGTAAATCTGTGGGACTGTTCTATGTCCAGCATCAACTATAAATGCTTTTGCGATCGGATCTTTATCTATTCTAATTTCTTCAAAGGCTATTCCCTTGAGATGAAGTAATGATTTAACTTTAGTGCAAAACTGACAATTGTCCTTGCTATAAATTGTTAACATGTAATTCTTTCTTATAAATTGAGATTGAGGTCTTCTACGGAATAGGTATACTGTAATACTAATTTTTTATCTAATTGAGACTTATTTACCACTGAATCAAAGATGAAATTAAGTATATATTTACCATCATTAATCCATACTGTATTATGTGGTTCGTGTGTTTTCGGGTTCTTGTATATTTTCATTTCAATTGAATCAATGCCATTATCATAATGTCTACATAGATGTAGAGTATACATTATTCCTAGACTTTTTGCAATATCACAATAGTAATTTTCATGTAATAATGTCCACGGGTCCGGCCAATCTGGACTTCGGTCAGGACTGATATAGTAATTTACAAATGGAGCGTAACTCCATAAATGGTTTGTTTTTTCTATTGCTTTTTCTAATGATAAAGCACTAATATCTTCACGGAAAAGCTTCCATTCGTGAAGCCGATCACTTGATTTGAGATTCCACATTTTTGAGATTTGAGTTAAGAGTTTACGAGAGATTTTACATCAAGGGTTATTACAGTCTGATCACTGCTATTATTACTAGTACATACTATAAAAGGAGAACCAGCATTAAACATTACATCTATATCAACTCCCACTGATGCATTTTCAGTAAAAGAATCATGATAATGACATTCACTGACACCAGAATCAATTACAAATTTGATTGTACCGGTTCTGTACTTTAAATTTCTTTCTGCACTATAATTTATAATACCATGTTTAAATTTACCATGAATAGGAATATAATTAGTAGTAGCAGAATCAACAATAACACTTTTTCCAACAGTCTGATATGAATTACCAAATCTGACGGCATCAGAAATATTAGTAGACATAACTGAATATCCATTATGTTCTACTGATGGGAAAATTAAATTATCAGCTTGAGTTCTAGTGAATATATCAGCAATAGAATAATTATTATCGCTATTAAATTCAATAATTGATGAAACTGCAGAACCAGGACCTTGATACATATCACCAACATTAGAATATGTATTAAATGCACTAGTGATACCTTGAACATCTACATTGGCTAATATAGCTTGTGACCCTATTTGATTGAATAGAGAATTCATTACTTTAATGCTTGAAATATTCCCGGTATGAGTTGTAGAGACCGTCACACCATTCATTAAACTAAAAAATAAACATTTGTCAAATGTTATTTCACTGGTATTTTCTATGTCAGAAATATCAACCCCAGATGATGTGCCAATAAAATCACATTCAGTGAAATAAATTGATCTGGTATCAAAATAGTCTGATGAAATTTTAACACCTGCACTTGAAGTAACTGTCATTGGATTAATAGTTGGCCCGACAAATCTACATTTATTAAATGTCACATCAGTTGCTGCATCAATTATAGCAATGGTATTATCTAATGATTGACTAAAAACAATATCGGACATTTCTATAAATTTAGCAGTATCAGACATTCCGGCTAATATATTAGCACCAAATGCACCTGTATTATCAGTAGTTCTGAAAACACAAGAGGCAGTAACATCTGCTTGTTCAATGATGACACTATTCTTTCCTGCACCGCGTAATACACAATAGGGAGGAATACGCAATTCACCAACAATCTTATAAGTACCTGGATGAAAATTAATTACTCGTCTAGTTATAACAGGAGTTACTGAAGATAATCTACCATAAATTTGGTCAATTGCCCGTTGAATAGCAATTCTGTCATCAATGATTCCGTCACCGACAGCACCAAAGTCTCGTATATTAACATTATCATCTAGTTTATTTTGTAATGTTCTATATGTATAACTTAGTGAATTGACACCAGTTAGTACTTCATATCCGCCAAGAAGACCTCTAAACCTATATTTGCTAAACAGTTCCAATAGGTCTGATCTTGTAGTTAATATTTCAGTTATACCTTCAATTGGTGCTCCTTCAGCAATAGTACCATTGCCAATGAATAAACGAAGCCGATCAATTGCCCAGCCGAATTCTCCTGCTGCTAATTGGCCCAGGTCTAATAATGCACCTCTGCGAACTTGTATTTGACTGACTTGTGTAACAGACATGATAGTATTACCTTTGTATCATGTATTTATGCTGATTTATTGTTTGTTTTTGTAATATTCAGCAACTCTATCCCACCACATGTTTTTATATTTTTCTAGATCAGATCCTTCTAGTACAAATTCTTGATACTGGAAATCTTGAGTACACATTAGAATAACCCCAGCTTCAATTTTGGTTTCATGTACTTCATCATGGGCTAGCATATAAGCACAAAGTTGCAAAAAGTAATCATCAATCCATTCCCTCTTCTTTGCTTTATTACTTTGCTTGAAGTCAATTATTGCTGGTTTATCTTTCCAAACGCCAACACAATCAGTTGTGCCTGCATATAAACTAGGATAATATACTGGTATTTCTACGCCCCAATATTCATTGACATTGATCAACCCCTGTTCAATGATTTTATTAGCCATTACATGACTTTGCTGACTATATGGATTTGATCCTGGTTCATCTATCATGCCATTCTTGACATAATTTTCTAGCCATTTATGCATCCTTGTTCCACGACCGGCAGCTTCGGTTGTAATATTCTGAGCTTTTTCGATACCTACTCGTTTTCGCCAATTATTTAATGCATCTCTAGATTCTTGTGATTTTGTTGCATCTAGGATAGTAGTTACACTAGATACTCGTTGATTGTCCGGTGTGACATAATGTCGTTTGCCGTCAATGGTTTCCCTGTTTAGGGGTGGGTAGGTAAATTTATTGGTTATCATAACCAAACAAGTATATCACACCACAAGTAAAAAATCAACTTAATCGTGAAATTAAGTTGATTTTATTTATCCTCGTTTGTTTAACGCTCGTTTTGCCATTTGATCTATTGTCGTTTCCGGATCAACAGCTTGGGTGTTGGCATCAATATTATCTAATGAATAGTCTTCGTCATTAGTCATAGATTTCAAGTAAAGATATTTGACACCAGTAGGATCAGGTTTAATATTTTTAACTAGATTTTTTATAACTTCTTTATCCTTGAAGGCTGTTATAAGAGAATCAATATTAAACATTTCTGATCCTGGTTGATGACGCATCATATTGATTAGACTATCAACCCTGATCTTTGGAATTTGATGCATGTCATCGGCTCTGTTACGCAGAGTTTCTAACATATTGGCTAGATTGTTGATACTGATATCAACACCCTTGCCACCTTCATCATCCTCAACTATAATTTCACGAACTCGCATTAGCGTTGTTCTCTTCCTAATGGTTCATTACCACCAACTGCAGCATCTGATGCAGCAAATGCATCTCCTGCATCAGCTTCTGGTCCTTCTGAATCAAAGTCACTGGTTTCTGGAGCAGCAAGTTCTGATCCTGGCATTTCCATACCACCAGCACCCATTTGTTCACCTGCTAATTGTCTAGCAGCAACATCAGCACTTTCTCTGGCCTGGCCTAGTTTTGCTGCCATGTCAGTTAAAAGTTGTCCAACTGAATTTTTAAATTGATCAGCTTCTTGCATACCAATTTGGTCGCGGATGGTGTCAATCAATGCTGGCATTTGTTCTGCTTGCATTTTGCTAACTTTTTCAACCATGTCTTGAATGGAGTCAACCATATCTTTTGCAGCTAAGATAGCTTCACTCTTGCCCATCTCGCCTTCCATTAGACGACGAGTTTCACCTAGCCATCTTTGTAGTCCTTCACGGACTAATAGAAGTTCCATGTATTTTGGATTGCGTTCAGCAGTGTGTGAACCAAAACTGTGTTTGATTCTAGTTAGATTCTCTGCAATAGATTTACTCAATCTTTTTGCTTGCGGAATGGTTAATGTATCGTAATTGATACCAAAACCAAATCGGCTTTCCATGATTTTATTCATTTTTTTAG